CGGAAAGTCTGGTTGAATCTTTGCAGGAAGTAAGAGAACAGAAGAAAGACAGCCCGGAGATGGTAACCGTGTCATGTGATGAAATGGAACAGATTTTTGGATATTGCGGAGCTCCAGACGAGAAGTTGTCGGATTTCAAAGAAAACTGGGAAATGTATTTCAGCAATGAACCCGTTGCTCTTGACAATATTCATAATTCAAAAACTGCAAAAATTGTAACACCAGATGCAACAATCTGCATCCAGCCAGATAAAATTGCTCTGATTGAACTGAAAGAAATAAACGGTGTTCCATCTCTTGTAATTCCGGTAAATGGAGAACTGAAAATCAATGGAATGGAAGTTGAATTAAAATAAACACTTTTGAAAAACCAGGAATTGGAGAAAGGAATTTTAGAATTGGCACAGAAACGAATGTTTACGATGAAAATTGTTGACAGTGACGCATTTTTGGATATGCCGGCAACAACGCAATGCTTATATTTCCATTTGAATATGAGGGCTGACGATGATGGATTTATTGGAAACCCAAAAAGGATAATGAAAATCACAGGAGCAAGCGAAGATGATCTGCGATTATTGATTGCAAAAAGGTTTGTTCTTACGTTTGAAGACGGTGTAATAGTAATCAAACACTGGCGAATGCATAACACATTGTCAAGAGATAGATACACGGAAACTTCATATATTGACGAAAAGAGGATGTTGCTTTTAAAAGAGAATGGAAGCTATTCATTAGCAAGCGGAAATGTTATTGACGATACCAAATTAATAGAGCGTTCAAACCGTCAGACGCACAATAGACGCAACAAAGACGCAACAAAGACGCACGCAGAGAAAGATATAGGTTTAGATAAAGATATAGATATAGATAAAGAGAAAGATAATAAATTAATAGTATCTAAAGATACTATTTGTCAGACTGATGTCCGACGCGTCATCGAAGAATGGAACAAATTACAGGAAGTTGGCATCAATCCAATACGCGATATTAAACCATCATCAAAAAGATGTCAGTTACTCAAAGGGCGAATCCGTGAATACGGAATTGATGAAGTCCTTAGTGCAATCAACAACGTTCGCTACAGTGATTTTCTGCGAGGAGAGAATAACCGCGGATGGATGATAACATTTGACTGGTTCGTAAAGCCGAATAATTTTACAAAAGTTTTGGAAGGAAACTACAATGTTATAAAAGGAGGCGACATCAAGCATGGAACCGGTAGAACAGCTCAAGCGCATGTCAAACCGCTTATCCCATTCGATCAATGCGGAGGAAGCAAAATCTCAGATACTCCATTTGCAGACTGATTGTCCTGATTGTGGCGGTTCTGGTTGGATATGGTCAAGGGATGATAATGGCGTTCCATATTGTGAAGAATGCCATTGCGGAATCAGAAAGAAGATGATCTTACAGAACCAGCTGCAATTTGCTGAAATGCCGGATATGTACAAAGAATGCAGATTTTCAAATATGAAAAGCAGCGTGTATCAACTTCCAGAAAGTAAGGAAATATTCATACAGGCGGCAAAAGCTGTTAAATATTGGCTCGAAAATATCCAACAGATGCAGAAACAGGGAATTGGGCTGTACATATATTCAAATACTAAAGGTTCTGGAAAGACAAGGCTTGTATGTAGCATGGCAAATGAGATGATAGAAAAACATCAGAAATCGGTAAAATTCACAACATCCCTAAAAATTCTTGATGAGATAAAGTCAACATGGGGAGAACGAGGAAAAAACGCAGAGAATAAGCTGATTAGTGATTTGACTTACGCGGATATTTTGATTATTGACGATTTTGGTGCGGAATCTGGGAAAGATTGGATTAATGAAAAATTCTACGGAATCATCAATGGTCGGTATGTGGACAAGAAAACCACAATTTTCACCAGTAATTATCCTATTTCCCGATTGAAATATGATGACCGCATTACAAACAGAATTTTAGAGCGATCATTGGAAATCCCCTTTCCTGAAGAATCAGTCAGGGAACACATAGCGGATGCAATGAAACAGGAACTTATCAAAAAGATTCAAGGCGGTGAAAATGGAAAACAAGCGTAAACCGTGGAGAAAATTGACGCCACAAGAAATTCAGAATTTGACTAATCGTCAATGCACAGACTGCAAGTTCTATCCGAAATCAAACGGCACATCAGGGAAAATGCAACCGTGCGATTATATTTTTATGGTCGGCCATAGTCGAGGATGTGACCCAAGAGATTGCGTAAAAGAAGGCAAATTTGAATATGCAGCAACAAAGAAAAGGAGAAAAGCATGGAGGGCAAAGACGAAAAGTTAGATATCACGCCAGAACTGGTGCTTATATGTAGGAAAGTAATACGACAATACGCAAAGCAAATTGGTAGGCATGATTGCCACAAATGCGTCATATATGCAGAATGCGAGCATGACTTTGTCAGATGCCCGGAATTATGGAAGGACATCGGCCTATGAGAAGAATCAGCGAAATGTACAAGCGTTCGGGCGGTACGAACTATGAACATCAATGCTTTGAATGTAGGATGTTTAAAAACGTTAAAAGATGCAAATGCTTAAATTACGAACTGGATGCTGACTGGAATCCGAATTGGACAGCCTGCAAATTTTTTACAAAAGATGAAATAGAAGAAATACAAGGACAGATGAATATTTTTGATTTTGTGAAATGAGAGGTGAGCATATGGCAATTGTTACGATTGATGGAAAAGAAATTGACATCGAACAAATTGAACTGCCAGAAGAAATTATTAAAATCATAATTGAATGCTTAGGTTGACCGCAAAAATATTGTAGTGTAAAATGTGTCGTAACATGATATGTGCGGCACATTTCTACACAAAGGAGGAATAGTCATGGAATGTGTTGCGTATTTACGTGTGTCGACAGAAAAACAGGCCGAAGAGGGAAATGGATTAGACAGTCAGAAAAGAGATATTGAAAATTATTGTAGAAAAAATCAATTGATTATATCTGATTGGTACGAGGATGACGGCTTCACAGGTTCGAATATGAATCGTCCAGCATTGCAACGCTTAATTAATGATTGCTCAAAGAAAAAATTAAAATGTGTTGTAGCGTTTAAACTAGATCGATTATCAAGAAGCATGGTCGATGGAATATACTTAATTGAACGTGTATTCATACCTAATGGGGTGGATTTTAGATGCGTGCATGATAGTGTAAGCTACGACAGCCCAATGGAGCAAGCATACACTCAGATGATGGCAGTGTTTGCGCAACTTGACAAAAATACTATGTTGCTTAGAATGCGTGGCGGTATGCTGGAGAGAGTGAAACAGGGATATTGGATGGGAGGTGGCAACACTCCTTATTGCTATAGATATAGCAAAGAAGACGGAATCTTAGTTCCCATACCGGAACGCAAAGAAATGGCTTTGCGAGCTATGAATTTGTATATATCCGGTTATTCTGATGTTCGAATACAGAAATTGATAGGATTTAAAAGTGAGTTTGTTACACGACAGGTTCTTACCAGCCCTGTAAATATTGGCATGATTCCGTATAAAGGGAAACTATATAAGGGAAGACATGAACCAATTTTCGATATTAAAGTATTCGAATTAGCCCAGGAATTAAGAAAAACTCGTAAGCAAAGTAAAAGCTTCTGCGTTAATCACGAGAATCAGCTCTTGACGGGGCTGTGCTATTGCGGAGTGTGCGGATGCAAGATGAGATATCAGAAGTGGACTCATGGAAAGCATAAAATTTATTGCTATTCAAGAGATAACGGCATGTCGTACTTACCAAATTACAATCCGAATTGCAACAATTCGCTTGAGTGGGCAGAAGATATTGAAAAGCAGGTTGAAGATGAGATTTTAAAGATTTCCCTCAATTTATCATCGCATAAGCCAAAAGAAAGAGAAAGCTGTCTAGACATTTTGAGTAAACAACTCCAAAAAGAGAAAACGAAGCTAAAACGTCTGTATACTCTTTATGCTGAGGGAAATGATACGGTTCTGGAGATGATAAAAGAAACGGAATCCGGTATAGATGAATTAAAACTAAAAATACAGAACGAGATGAAGAGCCCGGATAACTCACAGAAGAAAGAATTTGTATACGATAATATAAAAAAGCTTGCCGATGTGTGGGAACACATTGACAAGCAAAACAAAAACCGTATATTAAAAACTATAATATCAAAAATAATTATAGTCAATGGAAATATTGAAATACAGTTAAAAAAATTTTAGCATAAACTATATGCCATAGGAGTCACATTATGTAAGTGCTAATAATAAATGCGCCGTACATATCATGTAAATTGACATAAAATAGAATATTTGATAGTATATATTGTATACTAACGATGACACCGATCTGAGAATGAGGATTCTGTGTCTTTTTTTATTTTCGGGAGGAATTTTCATGATTGCACAGGGAATCAGCCATACTGCATACGATACCATGAAAGAATATATGCTCACAGGAGCCGAACTGGACGGCAAATACCAAATTCCAATGATGGACAGGTATGTGGACGAAATACCACAAGACACAGTGGATTTTAAAGACAGTTTCAGCCGAAAGATAAAGAATCATCGAGAATTAAGCATCAACTTTTATATCCATGACTGCGAATTTGAAAAGCTATGGAATAATCCAGATAGATACCTGGAACACTTGAAATGTTTCAAGAGCGTGATCGCACCAGACTTTTCAATGGCAGTCGGTGAAAATGGTATGCCATTTGCTATGAATATCTGGAACAAATACAGAAATCATGCCATGGCTCATTATCTCAGTATGAACGGAATTAAAGTTATTCCGAACGTAAGCATACCGCCGGAGTATTGCTTTGACTGGGCTTTTGATGGTGTGCCAAAAAGAAGCACCGTAGCATGTTGCACCAATGGAAGAATTAAATCCAGAGCATCCAGAGAGGAATTCTGTATAGGCTTTAAAGAAATGGAAAGGCACATAGAACCGCTTCGAGTTATCGTTGTGGGGAAAATACCACCTGAACTCAATACGGACGTAGAAATCATTAATTTTAAGACTAGAAGTCAGAAGATCAAGGATAAGGAGGGAAAATATGGGGTATAGTACTGAAAACTCATTGAGGAAGAAATCGAAGACCAGAAAACAGGAAGAACGAGAACAGAGGATGAAAAGTGGAACCGCAATAAAGAAGAAAAGAAGCACTGGTAAAGTAGATTATCTAAATAAATTGAAATAATTTTACATTTTCCACAGTCCCAAAATAGATGCTATAAAAATATTTATACAAAATCACAAATAAATAAAAAATATAAAACGACCCGTATCCATGGAAAAATGATTTTTTTCGTTCAAAATCCATGCATCGGGTCTTTTTGAATGTCTGTGAAAATTAGCACTCGTAAGACTTCATAGTAAAGTGATGATGCATCAAGAAATATACCCGCAGCAAAACGTGTCGCCATCCGATGCACACGATCATACTAGAAACATTGTAATTAATTGCATAATTGCGCCTAAAATCAATTCAAACGGCATAAGCCTATACTTATCGGGCAACGATATAAAACGGCTTAAAAGTCAAAATACAGCGTTAAAACATTATGAAGCAGTAAACCGGTATATAATACAATAACCCGATGCCATTATAAAGCCTGTAAACGTGTCTAAAATCAATTTTACATTTACAGTCGATAAAATACACATGTAAGCATATAAACGGCTGTAAAATGCCAAATAAGTGCTTACAAGGATAATAAACCGGCAAGAACTGCATAAGCTGGACAGACTGCCAGGAAATCAGCGTGTAAAAATGGTTCGCAAATAAGACCGCCCGAAGCGATCCGGAATAGATGCAGCCATAGACCTGGACAGAATCCAAGCCGACATTTATCCACATTGACATATATAAACATAATACGCCCATTATAATTTTCCGTCAATCCTTTTAATTGATTGCGTAAAACAGCCTAGAATCAACTTTACAGCCGTATACAGTAAAATATACTATAATTCAATTGGAAGCCGTTAAAAAGGCAAATAAAAGGCACTACAGGAAAAAGCCCGGCACAGGTCACGAACCAACACCACCCGAAGAGGATGCAGGGCACGAGAAAAAGAGCAGCTTTTTACTGCTCTAAATAATTAATATTTGTAATTCCTGGCAAGTCCCGGAAGAATTCCAGGAACCCGGAGCCGTCAAGAATATTATATTGTCGGTCAGAAGTTGGAATTATACGACCATCCTTGATCTCCATGCAGGAAAGCTGCAAATGATCCGCTTTTTGGGGTGATCTATGCAACGCATACCGCATCACAGACACCGCCCCAGACTGGCAACGCACTGGCGGCAAGTCGTACCAGATCAGTGAGACAGCACCAGAAGAAACGGCATTAAATACTTGTCTAGCGTCCTTTTTTGCGGCTGCCTTAATCTTATCAACAACGGAAAAATCACCGCTTAAAATTGCGTCAACGGTCTGCTTGGACGTTGGTTTTATAATTCCGTCTATCATATAATCCCCTTTCTGATTGAAAAACAGGCGGGAAAGCCCCGCCCGAAATTATTTTATTTAGTTCAAACAAGCGTTTATTTTTTCTTTCAGATGTGGGAACGCTTCACAAATTTCTTGCACGCTGTCGGCGTAATAATCGCCGACTATTTTATTAAAAATTGTGATATTCCCAGAGTAAAAACACCCAAGATCATTAAACCAAATATCGAGCCCGGTTGCCTGTTCTTTTTTATCGTTGTACCACATGTCTATTTTGATCATTGTATAGCCCTCCTTTTTATGCTGCCATTAAAATAATTTTTATAACATTTTCTTCCCAATCGTAGAAAGTGAAATAATTGTGATCGTAATAATATTTTTCTTTTTCCAGATCGTTTTTTGAATCTGGGAACATATTTACAAGTGTTTTTGTCATTTCTGCGACTTTCTGGCGTTCTGACATTGTTAGCACCTCCCCGTTAATATCCAACTAAAATATAATGAGCAATCAACAAAAATGGGAAAGAAGCAACCGCAAAGCCTAACAAGTAGGCTTTTACGGCATGAATAACTTTTCTTCGGTGGATTGCTTTCCACTGCTTATAAGTATATCTTTTTTCGTTCATTGCTTTCCCTCCTGTTATTTTGTTGCGTTCTTTTCTAGCTCTCTATACAGAAGATAAACGGATCTTTTTTCTGCCTGTTCGTCTGTAAAACGCTGCTTTTCTTCTTCGGTTTCGTCCAGAAGATCGCCCAGGAAGTCAACGGCACTATGAAGAAAAATATCATCAGCAACCGGAAAAGCCGTTGGGAGTCCTTGCATCCAGTCCATAAATAAATCTGATTTGCTAATACGTCCGGCTTTATATCTGTTATCAAGATGCAACTTTTCAATGTAGAACATGTTTAAAATATCTTTGCAGATTTCGTTGTATTCTGTTTTCATTGTTGCACCTTCATATGTATAATATTCCTCGGCTGCTTCGTAGCTGTCCATGATAATTTTTTTAATTCTGTTCATAACTTCCTTTGAGTTTGTTTTTAACATTGCTTTTTACCCTTGCCCCTGTTATAATAGGGCTACCTTTCGTTTTTTTGTTGGGTGCCGGTTGTTTGTCTTGGTAGGATTGCAACCGGCTTTTTTTATTTAGTTGCTAGGAACTAGAATTTTTCAATTAATCGGATCCGGTTCTCTATGTCCTCATTGGTTTGAGTGGTTCGGGCGGTTCTGGTTGTTTGTTTCTTTTGTTCTCTTCGTTGATATTATAGTACTACATATAAGGCACAAAAACAATATGCATACTATACAA